TTGCCAATCCCGGCTTGAGGTCTGTTGAAGTCACCGTATCTGGCATTTCTTCGGATCAAATCTTGATTGCCGAAATGATGGAGGCGACAGTTGACAGCGAAACGCTCACTGTCCAGTTGCCTACCACCACCGGAACGCTGGCAGGAGCTTTTCTGTGCAGCAGCTTTGAACAAACTGGCGAACATGACGGGGCGGTAGAATTCACGGCTACGTTCATGTCTGCCGGAACTGTAACCTATACGGCGGGGACTTGATAAATGGCTGGCGCATCCGGGCGTGATCTAACGATTGAATGGGGTTCCGGCCCGACTACGCTGGTGGGGGTTCGGTCGAAAGGCTACACCATCACCAACGATTATGTTGACGTCACCACCGATGACGATGCTGGGTGGCGGACGCTACTGGCAACGCCGGGGCTGCGGTCGATTGAAACGACGGTTTCCGGAATTTCATCGGATCAGGTGTTGATTGCTGACATCATGGCTGGAAGCGTAACGGCGAAAACCATGCATATCGAGTTTCCGCTGACGACTGGCAACATCACAGGGTCTTTCCTGTGTTCGTCATTTGAGCAGACTGGCGAGAGTGATGGGGCTGTGGAGTTTACGGCTACGTTCATGTCTACCGGAACACTGACCTACAACGCGACCAACCCGTAAGGAAACCTGATGCGATCAATGACGGCTGAATTTGGCGGGCTACGGCTTGAACTGGCCGCGAACTTCGGGGCAGCGCGGGATATTGCAAAGCAGGTCGCAGATCCGCTGGCAATCGCCCGTGAGGCCGCGCTGGAGGCCATGATGGGGCAAGTCGGGCATGTCTACCATCCGAAGTTTTCCTTCACCGTCGATAACGTGCCTGTGATCATCCATATCGGCGCAAAGGCGGCGGGTGAAAAGGTGACGCTGGCCGATGTTCAGGATGCTGTCTTTGATGCGGGGCTTTTGATTGGCAAGGCGATTGCTTCTGATTATCTGGCCTTGATTGTCACGCCACGGTCTGAGGAGGCTCAAGCCGAAGAGGGTAAGGACGCGGCGGGGGAGTAACATGGGCGGCTTTTGAGCGATCCGCATATCAAGCCGCCCGATCTTGGGACATGCAGCCGAGCGAGTTTTGGGGTTTGCCGATCTATGACTGGTGGGTGGAGTTAGACGCCAAGATAGTCGAAAGCCGCCGGATGGAAGAACTATCAAGCGGCAAGGCCAAGGATGGCGGTTTCAGCAAGGCCCAATGGGACAAGGCGCGCAGGGAACACAGGGAAAAGATGAATGGCCGAACTGAGCGCGCTTAACATCAAGATTACGGGCGATGCGACTGACCTAAAGGCGGCGGTCGGATCGGCTACGACTGAACTTGGGCGGGTTGCAACTGCCGCAGACAAGGCAAACGCTGGATCGGCGAGGCTTGGGTCTGGCCTAGCTGATGTTGGCAGATCATCCGGCAATAGCTCGAACATGCTTCGAGGCTTGGCTCAACAGCTTTCGCAAGTCGGGCAGCAGACGATGGCTACTGGCCAATTTGCGCAAGCTTTGGGCATTCAGTTGCCTGATATTGGTTTGGCGTTTGGAACGGTTGGCGCAGCCGCAGGTTTGCTGGCAGGTATCGCATTGCCCATGCTGATAACAGCATTAAGCGGCGGGGCGGACGCATCAAGAACATTTGCAGACGCAATATCAATGGCGGATGATGCGCTAGAAAGCACTGCAAATCTTGCAAAAATCGCTGCTGGTGATTTTTCAGAGCTTACCGATGAGTATGGCAACCTGACAGCTCATGTTATGGAGCTATACAATGCAGATGTTGAAGCGGGTCTAAGGAAGCTGGCTGACGGTGCCAAGGCGCTGAAAGAAGAGCTTCTTGAAATGTATAACGGAAACGCGTGGATGAACGTATCCCGCGCCGAAGATTTGGCAAATGGCCTTGGCCTTGGAACGGCGGCATCCCGCGAAATGGCAGTAGCCATGAATGAATTGGCGCTTGCGGGGTCGCTTGATCGTCAAATTGAAGTTGTATCTATGATGCGGCGTCAATTTGAGGAAATGGTTGGGCCTATTGGCAGGATGACAGCATCCCAGTTTGAATTTTGGTCGTCGCTTAAAGACAGTGAATCCGCAATGATGCGGGTAAAGCTAAGAACTACTGAGTTAAGCGGTGCTATCGGCGTTGCTGATGCCAGCATGGGCAAGATGGTCAGAACAACCGTCGCGGCCAAGGATGCGGTTATCGCGCTGGTGGCAAACGCCCCAAGCGGCGGCTGGCTGTCTGGGGCTATCAGCGATGCAGGCGCGCTTGCGGCAAAGCTATGGGATGCGGCATCGGCGCAGGCTTCACTGAATGCGGAAGGATCGGCGCAGGTTGGTAACGCTCCACCGCCAAAGCTAGGGTATAGCGGCGGCTCAGGAGGTGGCACAATCAACATGCCTATGGGCGGCGGTGGAGGCGGTGGCGGTGGGACAAACCCGATCATCGGCGAGTTGGAAACGCTTCAAAACAGCCTCATGACGCAAGAGCAATTGCAGTTGGAAAGCTACACGCGGCAGCAAGAAACACTGCGCGCGGCGCTTGATCAGCGGCTTATCACGCAAACCGAATATGCGGCGATGATGGAAAGCGCACAACAGCAGCACTCCGACAAGATGAGCGCGATTGACGTGTATCGCTATGGCGACGGGCTGCAAAAGGCTGGCGCATTCTTCGGGGCCATGGCCGACGCCATGGCATCCGGCAATGACAAGATGATGAAGATCGGTCGGGCATTTGGCGCGGCTGAGGCGCTGATCAACGCATGGCGGGCCTATGCACAAACCCTAGCAACACCGGGGCTTAATCCGCTGGCGAAGTTTGCAGCGGCTGCAAAGGTGCTTGCTGCTGGCATGGGTGCCGTGCAGGCAATCAAGGGCGGGTCAAAGACAAGCGCTGGCGCGTCTGGGTCTATCGGCGCAGCATCGGCGCAATCAAGCCCGACGCAAACGCTAAACTTCACTTTGACAAATGACCAATTCGGCTTTGGGGAGCGTATTGTCCGGCAGATTGCCGCTCAACTCAATCAGGCAAGCAGGAACGGCATGAACATTCAGGCGGTAGTGCGATGACCCTATCAACATCAGGATACACTGTCGGGGCAAATCAGCCGCTCAATCATGCGCGCATCCTCTATAGCCCGATCACTGGCACGGTGACGGCAGGCGGCACCAATGGAGACTATGCCACGAATGACTATACCTTTCAGCGGTGGGCCTGCGGGGCACTGACTGCAACTTGGAACCTTGTCACGGCGGCGGATGCGTCTGTGGATACTGTATTCATCGCGGCGCATAACCTTGGCAGCACGGGCAGCACGGTCGCCATTAGCACGGCATCCAGCGTGGGCGGGGCGCATACCACGCGGGCAACGGTTGTTCCGACGGATGATAGCGCCATTGCCGTGATGATCAACAATGCAGGCACGGCATACACTATCCGCGAAATCAAGTTGACCATTACTGGCGCATCGGCCTTGGCTGAGATCGGTATTATCCGCGCAGGTGTGGCGCTGCAAATGGAGCGGCCTGTTTATGGTGGTATCCAGCCGATCGGCCTAACGCGGCTTGTGGAGACGCGGCACTCGATCAGCGAGACTGGGCAATGGCTTGGCCGCACAATCCAGCGGCAGGCGTCCAGAACGTCAATGCCGTGGCAAAACCTCACGTCCGCATGGTATCGCAGCACATTTGCTCCGTTTGCACTGACCCTGCCGCAATCTCCGTTCGGGCTTATCCAAAACCCGTCCAAGATGCCCGAGAGTGTAGCATGGGCGTGGTGTGACCAAACCCCGCAGCCTGAGAACCAAGGTGTCAGGGACCTGATGGCAGTATCGCTTAATATCACGGGGTTTCTCGAATGACCTTCACCCGTGAGCCTCTAGTCGTTGTCGAGATTGTGCAGCCATTGTGCAGCCGCGTTTTCGGCACGTCGCCATGCCTTGCCACGGGCGAAAAGTGCTTTAACACCGACGTGACATGTAAATACCTTGCCGCTCTGGACCTTACCGATGAAGTGGTAATGCGATTTGTCGCGCCTGCCGCTAATCGCTGGATCAATGATGCGATGGCGTTCCAGCCGTCAACGGCAATCCCTGCGCTGATGGCGGTTGATACCGCGCCTACGGTGTTGAACGTGGGCGCAGGCAATGACGATATTTCCCCGCTTGGACTTCGGGCCGTGGCAACGGTGGCAATCAAAGACTTCCCCTATAATGATGTGGGCTTTGATCCTTACCTATCATCGCGGTCTTATGATCCGATGGAACGCGGGTCGTTCTGGACGAAGTGGCTTGTGCGAAATCCCTATCACACGGGCTATGTGATGCGGATTTACGATGGCTATTTTGGCGATGCGCTGGGCGACATGATCAAGCGCGAATACTCGATTGAGAAGATCGATGCGTCACGGTCGTCTGTGCAGATCACGGCCAAGGATATCTTGCGCAAGGTGACGGATACGCAGGTGACTTGCCCGCCATTGTCGCCGGGGTCTCTGTCTGCCGCATTGACGGCGGTTGCGACTACGTTTGAGGTGGCAGGGGCCGAGGTTGCAGACTACGCGGCAAGCGGTTGGGTACGGATCAACTCCGAGATCGTGTCCTATACGTCGGTTTCGCTGGTAGGGTCGAATGTGTCGTTTAGCGGGGTCACGCGTGGCCGGTTGAACACCACTGCATCGGCGCATAACCAATTTGATAAGGTGCAGCGGGTGGTAGCCTATGAGGCCGAGCCATTTACCGATATCATCTATGACCTGCTAACGACATGGGGCGGCATTCCAACGGGATACATCACAAAGGCTGATTGGGATGCGGAATTTTCCGAGTGGCGGGCGATCTACAATTTCACCGCGTATCTGTCCGATCCTGTTGAGGTGCAAAAGCTGGTTGGCGAGTTGTGCCAGCAGGGGCTTGCGAATGTCTGGTGGGATGAGCGGGTGCAGAAAATCCTACTGCGCGCCCAGCGTCCTAATTACAGCGCTGCGACCTTGACCGATGCTGCAAACATCGTGGCAGATAGCGCGGTCATTGAGGAAAACCCAAAAGACCGAGCTTCGCAGGTCTATGTCTATTATGGCTTACGAAACCCGACACTGAACGTCACCGACAAATTCAGCTTTGCCAATGGCGAGGCTATCATTGACGTTGATAAAGAGCGGCAATACGGCGAAAGCAAGGTCAAGGAAATTTTCTGCCGATGGGTGAATACATCGGTGATCGCGTCCACCTTGGGCAACGCATATTTGCAGCGGTTCAAGGATGTGCGCAAATCAATCACGTTCAACCTTGACGCAAAAGACATTGCATCTGTCTGGACTGGTGACGTTCTGCTGATTAGCCATTTCCTTGACGTTGACTTTTACGGGGCTACCAAAAGCGGGGCTTGGCTGATAACATCGGCTGAGACGGTATCGCAGGGCGGGGTTTATCGCTTTGTTGCCGAAGATAACGAAAGCGCGGGCTTGCTGTGGGAATGGGTGGCGGATGGCAACACCGATCCTATTGCGGATACTGGATGCTGGGTTGACGCGGATGGAACGGATGGGGCTGGCAATCTGATGCCTTACAGGTGGATCTGATATGACGACGTATACCTCAATTTCAAACGCACTTGTCGCAGTTGGAGCAAAGCCTTTTGCCACGACCGTTCAGGCATTGCGGGATAATCCGATTGCGATTGCTGAGGGATCATCCGGCGCGCCAGTTGTCGCTGCTGGTTGGCACCCATATAACAAGGTAACGGCTGGCGACGCAAACACAGGGCTGATCTATTCATTCGCCGTGAATGGGGCGCAGGCTACTGTAACTAGCCCAGACTTTGAGGATGGTTATGAATATGCGTTTTTGCTAAACCATATTTCCGCATCATCTGGAACGACAAATACGATGCGCATTAACATGTATCGAGAAACCACCGCAGCCTATGCAGGGGTGCAGGCTATCTCGGCAGCGACGATTGGCGGTTCAGTTACTAGCACTCCGGGCCTTAGCGGGTGGGTAGAAATCAACCGCCCGCGTCAGGTTCTGCGGGCGCACAGCCTTGCCGTGGCGACGTGTCTTGCTGACAGTTCTGCGACTGTCACTCCGGGCGCTGGTATAGATCAAACGCTGTTTGTCGCGCATGGATCAACTGCACAAAAAATCCTGCGCGCGCAATTCTCAATGACGCCAAACAATATCGGGTCTGCAAATGGACCGTGCGAAATCTACATGTTCAGGAGACGCGATTACCGCGCATGACTGTAAATGCTGCGCATGTTATGGTATAACATCGCTAGTCCTAAATGAATGGAGGCCACAATGGCACAGAATACCGACCTGAACATCGCCGCAAACACTTGGACCATGATCACCGATGCGGACGTGTCGCAGATCACGTTTCAGAACAAAGGCGGCACTCATGTCATGGTCAAGGCCACGACTGACACCACAACCCCCACGACATTTGACGGATCAATCCGCTACAATCCGGGGCAGGGCGAACGCAATGCGCTGCTATCCGACATTTGGCCGGGGCTGACTGGCCGTGATCGCGTGTGGGTCTATGCCTACGGCCCGGTAACGGTGTTCGTCAGCCATGCGTGATATTTCCAGCCCGCTTGATGGGTTTTCATCGCCATTTGGGCCGCAGCGTGGCTTCAATCCTGCATATCTGTTTGCGGCATCAGAACCCGGCCAGCTTTCAGAGGTTACCCCAGCGTATTTATTTCAAGACACCGCAGGCACCACGCCAGTAACTGCCACGGGGCAGTCTGTTGCGTTGTGGCTGGATCAATCCAAGGGGTTGGTGCTTGGGCCTGAGTTGGTCACGAATGGTGACAATGAAGCTGCCGTATCAACGGCACCGCTGGACACTCTGACCAATTTCACCGCGAAAGTAAGGTCGGCAGACTTTGCACAGGCGGGGACATATTCAGCCAAGCTGACCGCAAACTCCACCAGCGGTTCGCACTACTGGAACCTCACCAACGTAGCGGCTGGCGTGACCGTGAAGATTTCAGGTTGGGTGTATGTCCCGACAGACTCTACTGCTGGGCAGTCCATAAAATTGATTGATATTGTCGATGGATCGTTTGTCCCTGTCATTGCTGCCGCGTTTGACCAGTGGGTTTATTTCAGCGCAATCCGTCCGGCTAAGGCTACCCCATGGGCGTTGGCGCTGGGGCAGGACACCGCTGCAAACTGGGCGGGCGGGTCAATTTACATTGACGGGCTGTCTATCCAAACGCTTGCAGGCAACCACGACACACAGCCGACCGTCGGATCGCGCCCAATCTATGGGAAACATCCGGCTAATGGCTACCGCAATATGCTGGCAGCGTCGGATACGCTATCAACGCAAAGCGTCACTGTAACGGCAGTTGCGCATACCTTGGCTTTCACCGGCACAGGGACGGTCACGCTTTCCGGCGCGTCTACGTCTGGTCCTCTGGTGGGGACAGGCGCAAGCAACCGCGTGTCGCTGACGTTCACGCCTGCCGCAGGAACCTTGACACTCACGGTGTCGGGCAGCGTCACGTTGGCGCAATTGCAGCAAGGGCTAATTGATACCACCTACCAACGCACAGGCGCATCGTCCGGTGTCGCACGGCCCGCACCGCCGTCCTACGATATCACCGAGGCGGGGCAGCCCGATCTGCATTACCTGCACTATAACGGCGTGTCGTCGTTTATGGTGTCGCCGACGATCACGCCGGGGATCGATAAGGCGCAGGTGTTTGTCGGGGTGCGGAAGCTGAGTGACGCGGCGCGTGGAACAGTCGTTGAGCTTGGCGTTGGCGGGCAAACAGGGTCGTTGTTTCTTGCTGCACCTCGGACAGGGGCTGTTGCAGATTATGGTTATAACAGTGGTGGGAGCATATTGCGCGACGCAATCTCCGGTGCTGTTTATCCAGCCCCCACCTCCAACGTTGTTACTGGCATTGGTGACATTGGAGTGGACAATGTGGCCCTTCGCGTCAACGGCACCCAAATAGCACAATCCGCATCTGACCAAGGCACAGAAAACTATCTCGCCTATCCGATCTACACAGGCCGCCGCGCGGGAACGTCTTTGCCATTCAACGGCCTTGTCTACAGCAAAATCGTTCGCTTTGGCGCAAACCTGACCGATGATCAGATTGCATCAACTGAACGCTGGACGGCACAACGCACCGGAGTTGCAATATGATTAGGATCACCGCAGCCGCATCGGCAACGATCATTGACGCGGCCAATCATTACGCGATGTGCATTGGCATGAGCGGGGCTGAGGCCGACACCTATCAGGGGCTGAACTGGCAGGATGCGCAGGGCAATCTCTATGCGGCCACGTCCTTCATGGTGCGCCCTGAGTGGCTTGGTGCAGCGCAGTCGCCACTGGTGCGCCCCGCGTGGGATACTGGCAACGTGATCGATATGACGCTGGCAGCGCAAGGTCAGGCTGCACTGCGGTTCTGGCTGGCTGACGTAAGTTCACCGCCTCCGCCTGCCGCTGGCGTGGGCTTGCTGACTGTTTACGGCAACATGGGCGTGCAAGAGGCTTTGGCGCTGATGGGCCTTACTGCGGTTGAGGTTCTGTAATGCGCGACAAGGTGCTGCACTTCATCGCTGGCGCTGCAATCGCGGCACCTTTTGCCGCTGTCGGATATCCAATCCATGCGGCTGCGGCTGCGGTGCTTGTTGCTGTTGCTAAAGAGGCATGGGATATGCTTGGCAACGGAACGCCAGACGTAATGGATGCTTTCGCAACAATAGCGGGCGGCGCATTGGTGACAGTATGCCTAACGTGATCCATCAGATCATTGCCGAACTGAAAACACCATCTGGTCAGACCGGTCCATTGCACGGCGCATACGACCGCGCTGTGCAGGGTCTTGGCCATGCGATGCTTGGGGCCGCTGCTGTCGGCTTGATTGGGGCGTGGGGCTTTGCGGCTGGCCTTGGCATTGCGCTGGCATATTGGATTGCCAAAGAATGGGGCGATCTTGGCCGAGGTGGCGACCTGCGCGACGGGATCGAGGACGCGCTGATGGTATGGTTAGGCTGCTTTTACGGGCCTTGGTGGTGGCCTATGCTCATGCTAGGATGCGGCGCGTATTTGATGGTCATGGGGGCGCGGCGTGGACTGGCGTGATCTGCTAACGGCACAATCGCTTGATCGTTTCAGGCCGATGTGGTTGGGCATTGAAAGCGCGCTGCTGATGGTCGGCCTGCTGTTTTGGGTATCAACCGGCTTCGGGGTGGATAGCTTTAGCCCTGAGACATGGGGCGAATGGGCTTGCCAGTGGCCTGCGGTATGGTGGGCTGCTGTGCAGTCAATTTCAGCCGCGATGATTATCACCGGATTGTTGCGCCCTGTCACTGCTAGGCGTGTGGCGCTTGGTGCGGCGGTTCAGGCGGTTCAGTTTGCCGCTCTGGCATATTCTGCCAGTTTTACGGGCGGTCAATTTGTGATAGGTGTTTACCCATCGGTGCTATTTGTGCCGTTTCACCTGATCCTGATGGTGGAGGCATTGAGGTATGAACCCCGCTGATATTCCGGCTGTGCTGGTAAATCTCGGCCCATCTGGTTTTATCATCTGGTGGATTTTGACCACAGCGCGGCAGGCTAAGGCAGAACCAAAGGCCGACCCTGTGAACGAAAAGCTGGATCAGATTATCACCAGCCTAACGTCCATGGATAAGCGTCTGGTGAAGGTTGAAACCATTATCGAGGAGCGGGCAAAGTGAACGCAGAGTTTTGGAAGGCCACGCGAAAGCTATTCGGTGGATCGCTGTCGCAAGCGCAGGTCAACGGGATTGAGACGATCCTCGCCGCATCCGAAGGTCTGCCGATCGGTCATCGCGCCTATCTGTTGGCGACGGCGAAACATGAGACCGCCGACACCATGCAGCCAATCACAGAATATGGCGGGCGCAAGTATTTCGACAAATACGACACCGGCAAGCTGGCAAAGGAGCTGGGAAACACGCCAGAGGCTGACGGCGACGGGTTTCGGTATCGCGGGCGCGGCTATGTCCAGATCACGGGGCGCGCCAACTATGCCAAGGCGGGCGGAAAATTGGGCGTTGATCTGATCGGCAATCCAGAGGCGGCACTGAACCCTGATATTGCCGCGCGTATCCTTGTGCGCGGGTGTTCGGAAGGGTGGTTCACGGGCAAGAAGCTGGACGACTACCTGCCGGATGATTTCCGCAACGCGCGGCGGGTGGTGAATGGAACGGATAGGGCCGATCTGATTGCAAGCTATGCGATTGAGTTTGGCAAAGCATTGGCAGATGTCAAGCAATCCTTGACGACTAAACCTGCGCCTGTTGATGTTAAGGAAACGCCGAAAATCGAACACGTCGCGCCTGTCGTGTTAACGAAACCATCGTTCTGGGCGCAACTGATCGCCGCTATTCTCGCAATCCTGAAAGGGCCGCGCAAATGACGCAACTTCGCTTGACCGCATACCTGACCGCGTTTTTCGGCGGCGGCGCGGTGATCCTGTCCATGATCGGCGCGGCTGATTATGACCACACTTCCGGCCTGCTGGATATTCGCCCGTTTAACATCAACTGGATGGCTGGCATCGTCGCGGGGCCGCTGGCGTCTGGCATGGCTGCGGTGATGGTCTGGTGGCAGGGGCGGAAATGATTGGCATCATCCTATCGCCGCTTCGCAAGGCCGCTGGCTTGGCGCTGGCTGGCCTTCTGGCATTCTTGGCTGTGTGGGGTCTGGCAAAGCGCGAGACGCGGCGTGAAACGGCTCTGGCGGCGGCGGAACGAATCGCCAAGGCGGAACGGAAACGCGGGAAGAAGGATGACGACATTGACCAAGACACTGACCTTGTTGGCCGTGCTATGCGGATTAATCTCGTGCGGGGTCCAAACGAATGATGCTTGCGCGGGGTGGCGGTCAATTCGTATCGCGCCTGAGACGCTGGATTATTTGGCCGCGAACGACGAGATCGCGCTCAAGGCGCTGATCGGACATCAAGAGACGGGGCTTGACCGCAGGTGCTGGGAGTAGTGGTGCCGCCACGAGGACTTGAACCCCGAACATTCCGCCTACAATGCGGCTACTCTGCCATTTGAGCTATAGCGGCTTGGTGAGTTCGGCAGGACTTGAACCCGCAACCTAGCGTGTAGAAGACGCCTGATCTATCCATTGATCTACGAACCCAAACTGATCTTACGCGATTGTGAACCTGTAAGCAATCGTTACAGGTTCACCGATGACTATGTCAATTTTTCTTTGATGGCTTTAGGTTTTTTTGCCTGTCATGCCAGTCTGCCAAAATTTTGGCGGGCGGGTTTACATTGAACGATGCAACTATGTGCAGGGCATCCTTTGGTGATATTTTGAACCATTCACTATGGATGCGTTTAGTTGATAGGATTGAGTGAATGCGCATCTCAAGATCAACGGCTTGCTCTCGTTTATGGCCAGCTGGAAAACTACCCCATAAGTGAAGCGAAAATGCAGACCCACATTGAAGCGATTTTATCCTAGACGTAACGTCTGATGCGATGCCTATTTTTACTCGGTCCATGTGTTCAAAGCATCCGATCACATAAACCCAATGCTTTGTCGTAAACTTTCCCGCATCCGCCAGCCGTGTGAGTGCGTCAGTCATTGCTGCACCGCCTTAGCCGCTGCGAGGGCGGCGCGGGCCGATCTAACTTGAACACAGGCTCCACAAAAACATCCGGCATCCTCTGGGCCTCGTCCGATGCGATCCAGTGCCTCCACCAGCCGCGCAATCACGGCGTCACGGGGGTCGGGCTGCGGTTCGAGGGCGGCGAGTATGCGGGCTTCGTAGTCGGCCTGCGCTGCGGCTTTGGCGGCGGAAGGTGTGTCAAACTTCACAATGTCACTGCCAAAAGTGCTAGATACTTTCCACGGGCCAGTGTCTAACGTGCCAAATTCAACAGCATAGCCCCAGTCAAACGGGGTATTTGCCTCCTCCAGCCATCCCTCATTGTCACCTGAATGCCAATGTCCGTCACCCACCCACACCAGCGGCTTAACCCGCACCTGCGCGGGGTCGGCGGCGGCAGGTTTGATCCGCAGGATATTGCGCTGGCAGTCAGTTGCGGCTTGCTCGTATCCGCTTTTCGTCGCCTTCGACCATTCATCGGACGGTCCAACTTGGCAGGCTTGGATTGCATCCATGCGCGGGATCAGGTCAGTCATTTCCGGCCTTTCTGATTCAACAGGCGTTTCAGGGATTTGGATTTCACTGGCGTTTCAGCGCGCTTGTCGTCCAGCCGATACTGGAACTTGCCTTTGCCCTTTGGCGGGTTGTGGCCGATGATAAAATCTGGCGTGTGGTCAATCACCATTGTCGCCAATGCAGCGCCGAATATACCGCCGATACCAAAAATGCTGTTCATCACGCACCACCTTTCTTGCTGGCGGCGAGAAGTTGCTGCGCTTCTACTAGCGGGCTACTAATCTCGTCTGCGTGATCAATCAGGTCTTTCAGCACCGACTTATACGGCCCCACCGCCTCCGCGATCAGCCGATCTAGCGCGGACCGCTGGTCGGGCGTGGCGATGGCGCGGACTACTGCAGCTTCTTCTTTTCTGTCCATGTCGTCATGGCATTTTTCCATAATTGCCCGCGCCGCCACCTCATACGCCGCAGCCGTGGCTGCATTGGCGCGGGTGAGGGCGGCCTCAAGCTGTTCGATGCGGGTAGCGGCTTCGTCACATTCGTCAAGGCCGTTTGCAAGCAACCGCTTCATCATATCAGCCGTGCATGCGGGGTGGGTTTCAAAGTCAGTCATTTCAGCACCACCAATTCAAACACCGCAATAACCATCACTGCGATTGCAGCGCCGCACCCGAAGGCCAACAGAACGAGGCGCATTGCCGCATCGTCGTCTTCCGGCACAAGCGCAAACCGATCATCGCGCGACGGCAGATCACGCGGCTGACCAAATGCGTCGCGGGCGTCTTGCAGCACTTGGCCCATGGCCTTGTGATTGTCAGGGTGGCGGGTCATTCTGCATCCTCCAATTTGTCAAATACCATTCCCATTGCCTTCAATTCCTCAACAACAGCCGGAACGGGAAGGTTTGACGATTGATCAACATCAACCGGAACGAATTGGTGCAGGTCAGGGGAAAGCACTTTGCGAAGCCCGTTGATTGTGGTGGTTTGCTTCATAACCTGCATCAGCTTGTGGCGCATCGCGTCTCTTGCTTCTTTTTGCCGCTTTGTCGCGCCAATCAAGCCAGCATTTGACACAGTTTCATATATCATCCGCCATGCGTGGTCTGGATGGTTTGGTTGGGCTGTGTCACTGTTGCTATCAGGAAGCGGGCAAACACTGAAATAGCCATCTCCACTGATGTAAACTTTCGCTGTGGAAACGTATCTCCACGCTGGCGTTCCGTGCAGCGCCATGATCTCGGCTGGCGCATTTGCGCGGGCAGTTTCGTTCAACAGCGCGCCGATCTGGCTGCGGTAGTCGATCACCGGAACCTTCGCCATGATCTTGCTGACGATGCTTTCGCGCAGTTCGTTGGTCAGGCGGGTCATTCTGCATCCTCCATGCGGTCATCGCGCCGCTGTTCATATTCCCAATCGCCGCGCTCGTCGGCTTCATCCTGCAACGCTTGCGCCCATCCTTCGCTGGACCAATAGTAGGTCGCGGCCTCAATGTCGGCTTCCGGATCATCGCTGTCTACGTTGCCGTCATCGTCGGCGGCGTAGTCAATGTCGTGATAGGTGAAATAGAACATGGGGGTCTCCTTGCTTGCCAGATCACCCTACACCGATTTTGCGCGCCCGCAACATAAAAATAACGATTGACCGCACTTTGCTTCGTGATATGGTCGGCTCATGGAAAACAAAACCGCACCTGAACTTCTGAACGACTGGCTCAAGCGCGAAGGCCGCAAGGGTCTTTGGCTGGCGTCTGTTCTCGGCGTAAACAAGGGCGCAATGACGTGCTGGCGTCGCGGTCACAATCCGCCGCTGCCGCCATACCGCCGTGAAATCGAACGCATCACCGAAGGCGCTGTGCCTGCGAGTGCGTGGAAGTAACCCGCCGCGTTTCACCTCTCGCGCGGCGCAACCTGCCGCCTGACATACGCCCCCGGTCAGGCGGCTTTTTTATTCTGGAGATGTGATGCAAAAGCTACGCGTCCTTGATCTATTCAGCGGTATAGGCGGGTGCTTCCTTTGGCTTGAACGGACTTGCGGGTTGTGT